GCTTCTGCTGGTATTTTTGGTAAATCACTCATTGTTTACGTCCTTGTCTATTATATTTTTTATTATGTTGCAACTTCTTTTTTTTGTTAACATTTTTTGTATGTCTTCTAGGTCTTTTACGAGGTTTCGGTCTTGGTACGAAATGTGTAAATTTTTGTTTAGCCATTTTTTGTTATTGATATATTAAATGAAACAGATATTCTAGGTTTATCATCAAAGTGAGCTGAAACCATATGAACTAAATTAGATGGAAAAAGTATTATTTGATTTTTTAAAGGTCTTAAATGATACTCTGCATTAAAATCTTCATCAATAAAATCTTTGTTTATATCCAACATTTGATTTGATCTATCACTTCTAAAAAAAATTAAATCTCCCCCTGTCTCCGCAACATTAAGATAATAAACTCCTGCAAAAACTGACAAGGGATGAATGTGAGGTGAATTATAATTACCTTTTTTATTTTGATTTATCCATAAAGCATTCATTGTAAAATTTGAATTAAATATTCTGTAATTTTCTGTAATCATCTTAACAGATTTATTTAAAATTGTGTTACAAATTTTTTCATTATTTATTGAAACTGTTTGATAGCCTCCTTTATTTGAAAAAAAACTACCCTCTTTTTTTTCTATTTCATTTTTTAAAACTTTATAAATAGTTTCATCTAATTGAGTATCTATTAAAGAATCTAATATAATCGAATCTTGGAATATTGGTATTTTAGCCATTCTCCTGTGATCTATCTATCTGTGCGTAACTTATTGCACCTTGAATTGTATTGCTTCCTGTGGCCGCTTGAACTGTAATTGCATCACCTGCTTCTAAATTTAAACCTTCGGGTGTAGCATTTATTTGTGTTTTTGCACCTACGTCACCTCTAAAAAATTCGTACTCTGTGCTTGAGTCAGACGAGTCTACGAAATTCATGTGTACTAAAACAGAAGAAGATGTATCGTTGTTAGCACAATAAACACTTTTAACAATTACTGTTGCATCACTTGGGCATGTAAACACTGTAGTCTTTCCTGTGCTAGCTTGTTTAAAACCTTGGTTTTTGTATCGTATTGTCATGATAAAAAATAATTAAAAGCATCCTGTTCATTTTTTAATTCTTGTTGATAAGAAGTGTTTAACTTATCTTGCATTGTTCGTAAAGACTGAGTTACTTGTCTTTGATTTTCCTCAGTGTACTTTGGTGTAGGTTCTGGAATAACTATATCAACTCTAGCCATTAATTTCTCCTATCGTAAGATGCCTGTGAATAACTTGATGATGGTGATGTATCTCTTTTTGATGAGGTTGTTGTTGATCTAGAAGGTATGGATCCTCTTCCTCTATCTATAGAGATGTCGCTTATTCCTCTTTTACCTGCATCTATTTTCTTTTGAATACCTCTTGTCTGTGTAATCATATTTGCGTAAGCTTGATCTCTTGTTCTACCATCATATTTTCTTCTGTCAAAAAAATCATCAAGATTTTTTCTAAATCTTCTATTTAAACCTGCTAAGCCTTTTGGAGCTCTCATTAAAAAACCTGCTCCTGGTATTGCTGCAGAAAGAGCTAATTGCAAAATATTTTCTAATCCAATTTTTTTCTTAGATGGTGTAACAATAGAACTATCTTTCTTAGTCATCTCTTCATAATCTAAAGGCATATTAGTATCAGAAGTAAGTAATGGAGCAATTCCAGATGTTTCACCTATTAAAGGCTGTGCATTTAATTTTGCAGCTGTTGGAATAGTTCCTGTAGCACCCATGTCAACATTTAATGAACCCTGTTGATCATTTGGAAAAAATTCAGGTTGTGGATAACTACTATTTAAAAAAGGTTGATTACGATTCACATCTTGTCTTGGTGTAATCGGATTTCTTAAATTAGAATAATTTAAACCAATTAAATCATTAACTGTTAGAGTTCGGTTATTATTAGATAATCTTTCAGCCAAAGGTCCTGCAGCTCCAATAGTTCTTTCAATAGCAGTCGATAGAGGATTTTCTCTAGCATAAGATAATCCTTCAGCTTCTGCCATTATATCTCTTGGTCCAGACATTCCAGCTGTTTGCATTGCTCTACCTATATCAGATTCTGTAGTCCTTGTTGAAGCTTGTATAGCGTCATAAGGTAAACTTAAACTCGCAGCAACAGCAGGTGCAAATACATCTCTAACAACACCCCCAGGTAAATTTTCTACCAGATCCTTTGTAACGTTAATATTGTAATCTGTAGGAGAAGAGGCTGTATCTTTAATGTTTAAAAAATTTCCCTGTGGATATAATAATTGTGGTAACATTATCCCCTCATTCCATCTAATTGAACATCAGCTCTAAAAGTTCCAAAACGCCAATTTTCATCTGTGCTAGTATTAGCTATTTTTAGACTAGCAAATCTAGCCCTAGCTCTTGTGTCTACTTTTTTAGTTGATCCGGTGACCGTGAATGGTCCTAAAGGAGACGATGCTTCTGTATCACTTGGAAAGTCCCTTAGCAAAATTGTTACTTGAGCATTACCTTGTATGGTTTTAAAATCAGGCACAAATCTTCTCATGCTCATAAAAAATTCAGCATTGGTTCCATCAGGATTCAAACTAAAATCTCCTGATTCAATAAAAGCGGGTATCGCAGTCTTGTTACCAGCTGTGTCAACTTCATTGACACCCTTCTCATGTTCAAAATATTTTGTTGACCCATTAATGTTTGTAACACCTTGAACAGTTGGAAAACTACCAACACCTGTTGAAGTAAATTCTGTTGCATATGGATTTTCATAAAGATTTGCATCAACCCAAGTGGTTCTTGAAAGAGAGCCGGTCACCCAAGTTCTATCTTGATAATTATAACATACATATCGATCATTAAAATCAGATGTTGCTTGTGGATAGTACCAACAAATCTCTTCATATAAATGATTCAAACCTGCATACACTGCTTCACCAGCAGAATAATTTACACCAAGATTATTACCATTTTTAGTTGTAAATACAAAATCTTCTACCGCACATGGTAATGATTTTACTGTACCATCAAACACAAAAAATCCTCCGGACTCACCCATCCAATAAACTGCACCATTAACATATTTCATAGCATGTTGACCAATACACCCACAATTAGAACCCACTTGTCTAATAGAAAAAGTAAAAGGTGGTCCTACAAACTGCATTACATACGCAGCATTGTCTGTTAAAATAAAAGTATAATCTTTACCTTGAACAGCACCTACAATTTTAGTTCCTTGGTCTACTCTAAATGTTCCCGCAGTGTTTACTGAAGTAGGTGTATAATCACTTATATTTTCTTGATCGGAAAATCTTATAAAAAGTTTATCTTGTGTTGAGGTATCTCCTATAGTTGTTTCTGTTCCCAACATAATTAAATGTCTATCTCTGTCTGATACCAAAGACATAACAGATTTTGTAGGTGCGTTTGAAATTATTGTAGCTCTTGTGTTAAGAGCATTTGAATTTGAATTAATTGGGTTCCAAGAAAAAGATTGACCATTTTTTATAGTAGCAATAAGTTGTTCACCAAAATTATCTAATGACCAAGATGCAGGGTCCGTTGTTAAGGTTTGAGATAATGATTCAATTCCCCATCCTGTAAATACTTCTACGCCTGCTCCACTTGAATGTGCTGATCTTGTCCCCGCTGCAGCTCTTGTAATACCAGTGAGGTCGTTAGATGAAATACCTGTGTAAGAAATAAATTCTGCTCCAACTTTTATTGTGCCTGTTGATGGAAATCCTGTTGTAGAGGCGAGAGTAATAGATGTTCCTGAACCTCCTGTTCCAGCAGTATCGTCTAGTAACGCTCCGTTAAGTGTGCTAAATACTTGTTGACCACCACCCCACAGACCTGTACCCCAACCAAATCCAAATGTTGAACCCAAAGCTCCTGGTTTTATATAAGGAGTAACTGTTGCTGATCCTGATCCGTTGACCGTTGTCCCTGCTGCGCTAGCCATTGTAATTGTAAACTCATCACTATTTGGAACAGTAATAACTTGAAAAGGATTTGTTTCAAAATCGGATGCAACATAACCTGCCCCTGTTGGAGGTGTTACAGATGAAAATAAAAATATATCTCCAGGTTCTAAACCGTGAGCTGCTTTGTTAACAGTAACAGTCGCTGAAGTATTTACTGTATCGAAAGTGCAACTAGTCAAAGCTGTACCTAAAGGGGTTATGTCAAAAAAAGCTCCTTCATAATAAATCACTAATACTTTATTAGTTCCTATCGCAGCATATTTTCTACCATCTAAATCAGCCCATACAAACTGTTCTCTTGCTGCACCAATTAATGTGCTTTCTAAAAGTTGTTCCCATCCCCCTATTTTTTCAGGTAATCCATATCTAAATCTTACAAAGTCACCATCAGTCCATTGGCCTTCTGCACCAGTTTGTGAGACTTGTTTATTAAATCCAGGGGCTATATTTACTTTTGTTAGAGGCATATTGTATTATACCTTATATATCTCAGCTTTTAAATATCCTTGGGTTTTTCACCAACAATATCCATTCGTTCAGTTGTCTGCAATTGTTGTGTTTTATCATCTAAATTGACAGTAAGATCATGAACTATTTTAAAAAGCGTATTACTAAAGTGTCTTGTAAATTCTGGACTTAAATGAAGTTTTTTATACTTATTAAGTATTTTTATTTCATTATCATCAAACACTAAATCACAAGATCCATCTTTTTTTTGATTAAAAATCATACAGCTTGTGTACCCCAAAAAACTCTTTTGTCTAGATAAAATTCTGACTTTGGACCATTTTTATCGACATAGTGAAGAAAGACTTGTGCATTGTGATCTCCTTGAAATTCTTCTCTCCAATGTAAAGATTCACAACCTAGATAAATGCACGCATCACCTGGATTTAAAACAACAGGATTTCCATCTACGTATATTGGCCATTCTGTGCCATCATTCATTATACATGCTGTTACACTAATTTCACAAGACGGTCTATCTTTGTGTTTAGGAAGGTATTGGTATTTAGTATACAATCTCCAAAAACTATATGTTGGTAAAAGTTCTAGACCACATTCTTTACTCATTAAATCTTTTTTATTTAATAACATTGATTCCATTATTGGATCTCCATAAAAGCCTTGACCCCAATCCTTTGCTTGATCAAAATTATCAAAACTTATTCTATTTTTTATATCAATATAAGTTGTTAAAAATTTAAGCTCATCTTGATTAAAAAAATTTTTTATTTTTTTAAATTTAAAATCTTCTCTTATTTTGACCATGATACCACTGAATACCTTTCTCCTTTAGTAACGGGTGAAACTGAATGAGGATATAAAAAATTACTAGGCCAAACTATCATTCTATTTTTTATTTTATCAACATTAATTGTTTCCTTTTGATTTGGAAATCTAAATAATAAATCTCCTCCCTCATAATCGTCATTAATAAAAAAAATACAACTTAATGTTCTTGGAGTATGAGTACCACTATCTACATGAAATTGATAATGCCCTCCTGGAGTATATTTTAATATTTGTATATCAAGAATTTCGTAAGAAGAATTAAGTTTAAAACACTCATCGTATTTTTTAATAGCCTCCTTAAATGTGTATACAAAATAGGAAGACCAAAAAATTTGTGTATAATTATTCGTGTTTAAATTTTTTAACTCCCATATTTTTACATTTCTAGCTTCTTTATCAGTAGAAACTTTTCCAGAGTGTTTTATAATTTCTCCTTCATTGAAGTCCTTGTGGTTCTTACATACTTTAGTCAAAACATCTAAAGCATTAATAGGGATAAAATTATCAAATATTTTTATGTAGTCGTGTAGTCTATCTTTTATTT